ACAAGCACCGGCGCACCGTCCGCGGCGTGCAATACCGCATCGACGGCATGGCCCTGCCTGTCCGCATCCTCCGCAACCCGCGGAGCGTCCCTTACTACCGCAAGGCCGACCTAGACCGCATCCTACGCAAAGCATCTTGACCACGGGCACCCACGCCCACAAACCCCAACCCTCTCTTCCATGATCCCGCCGAATAACGTCGCCGCGGAACGCCACCTCCTCGGCGTCCTCCTACGCGAAGCCCTGCCCCTTCCACCTGAACTGAAGCCATCCGACTTCTTCGAGCCCGTCCACGTTGACATTTATTCGGCCGCCCTGTCCCTAAGCCTCGACGGCATCCGGGCAGACGAGCATACCGTAAGCCAGAAGCTGCGCGAGATGAAGTCTAAGGTGGAGGCCGCAACCGTCTCGCTCTTAGTCAGTGATTCAGGCTTCGGCGAGTATCGACCAGAGCACGTCGACCTGATCACAAGCGCCGCCCTGCTCCGTCAGGCCGCAGACGCCGTTGCGAACGCCACCGACCCAGATACCCTCCTTGAACATTATGCCCGCTTATCCGAAGAGCGCAAGGGGCGTAAGGTCAAGGTCGGGCCTGCCCGCATGGACTTTGACGCCCTTATGTCTTTTAAGCGCAAGGACGACCCGACTTGCGTCCTTGGTTCTAACCGATGGCTCTGCAAGGGTGGCTCCATGCTCATCGTCGGCCAGTCCGGCACGGGCAAGTCGTCCCTGATGATGCAGGCCGCCGTGCTTTGGTGTATGGGCCGTGACTTCTTCGGCATCAAGCCTACTAAGCCTCTTCGTGCTGTAGTGCTTCAGGCTGAGAACGACGCGGGCGACATCTCCGAAGCATTGCAGGATGTAATTGCCGGGGCATACCTAGACAGCGACGAGAAGGCCACCCTACGCGATCACCTCGCCATCTTCCGTGACACCGTTTCCACAGGAACGACCTTTACCGCCGCCCTTCGTCAGCTCATCATCGACCAACGCGCCGACATCGTCTTCATCGACCCGTTGCTTTCCTTTGCGGGCATCGACGTCTCCGATCAGGAGCAGGCGTCCAAGTTCCTGCGCCATGACCTCGCCCCTATCCTGCTCGAGACAGGCGCCGTGCTCGTGGCCATGCACCACACCGGGAAGCCCAAGGCCGCCTCCGACAAGGAAGGCCATACCGTCGCCGACCTAGCCTACGCGGGACTAGGTTCCTCGGAGTTCACCAACTGGTTCCGCGAGGTCGCCGTCCTCTTCCGATGCCAGGGCGAAGAGCCGATCTACAAGTTCGGCCTGACCAAGCGCCGCGGCCGTGCCGGTCTCAAGGACTCAGCAGGTCAGTTTAAGCCCGAGATTAATATTCGCCACTCTTCGGACAAAGAGGTCATCAGGTGGGAGTATGCCCAACCCCAAGCCGAGGTAGTCCAGCAGGATGCTGTTTCCAGCCCCGCAAAGGGGTATTCTGGGCAGTCTCCTGCCTTCTGAGGGGTAGCACCGCCCTAAACAATCAAAACGCCTTACAAGCCAAGCCAGACCCATGAACCCGACCACCCGACCAGACAACTTGCAAGACAACTCGCAAGACAACATAGTATCAGTAGGGAGTATATACTCCCTACATGATACACGCAGATGCCTTTGCGTCGCTTACGCTCGCTCGGCCCTGCGGTTTTTCTGCAAGCAATTTGACCGCCATGAGTAACCCAAGCCGGCCGAGAAGACGTAAGCTGACCGCGGCTCGTCGGAAGCACCTGATCGCGGAGAAGCAGAAGTTCGCCGAGAAATGGCTGACCGATAGACCTGGCATGATCAGGCGCTGCGAAGCCGGAGGCGAGGCCACCGCAGAGAAGGCTAAGGATAGAAGGGAGGTCGTGGAGGGCTGGCTGACTACCATGCCCCTCCGCATGACCAAGGCACAGCTGGTGAAGGAGTTCAAGGCCCGCATGACCGGGGACCGTGACGTCCAGCCCCGTTCCCTCATCGAGAAGATGCGAATCTACGGCAGGATCAAGTACGACGAGACGACAGGCCTGTGGACGAACATGACCAAGGCCTAAGGTTTGCACCTTGATACCGAGAGAAGATGGGCAACCTAAGCCGTAATGGCGAAACAACTGCACGACCTGGAGGCTCCTGCCAAGGACGCCCGGTCGTTCGATGCCTGGTTCTTCGGCCTGCCCAAGGCGCAGCAAGACAAACTCAGGGAGGGCGGCGTGCTCCCTTATCGCGAGATGGTCCAGCCTCGCCGCGTCTGCGAGGTGCAACCTTGGCGGCGCATCTGGAACTCGACCGAGCAAGAGCAGCGCATGGAGACGGATTCGTTCATCAGCCGCGAACACGTCGGCGCAATGCTCAAGGCCTTCATCGACGCGCTGGCCATGACCGACGAGTACTCGGTGCGCCGGCACGTCGAGCTCGTCAGGTGGGCGCTCGACCTACCCGGCTGTCTGCCCGCGCCTGACATCGCTCGGATGTATGACGTGAGCAAACAAGCGATCCACAAAAGAGCGAAGCTGATGCGCGAGCAGTTCACTCCTGATGCGCTGGGGGAGTGGACCGGGCAACACGCCACGACTGCTGCTCAAACCGTGGCGAAAAACTTGCGGAAACGTGCCAAAACAAAGGGAAAACGATGAGAAACGCCCCAAATACCCCCCGCCAAGGAATCTCTTCCGAACGGCCGTTTTCGTGCGTGGCCTGCCACAGCCTCAAAATGATGCGTGTCTCGTTGACACAAAACCCCCGTTTAAATGGGCCAGCCTGAAGCCCTGACGACCAAGGCGCTTGCCGCGGCGTTGGGCGTTAGCGTTCAGCGCGTGGGCGTTTTGCGCCGCGAAGGGATGCCGACCGATTCGGTCGAAGCGGCGAACGCCTGGCGGGAAGCCCGGGCGGCGGAGCGTGCCGCGTCTGCTCCCGTGCCGGCCGTGGCCTCGCTCGACGACGGGACGATCCAGCAGCGCATCGCGAGACAGAACGTCCTGGTCAGCCGAGCGCGCGACGTCTGGCAGGCGGCGATGGAGACGGGCGACCGCGACCAATCCAAGTACCACACGCAGTACAACCAAGCGACCGCCAAGCTCATCGACCTAGAGGCCGAGGCGGAGCGTCGAGCGCTGATGGCCCGCGAGTATATCAAATCGTCAGAGGCAAAGGAGGCGATGCTCCACCTGACGGGCGAATGGATCGAGGCGATGGAGCGGATGCCCAGCGAGCTCGGCGAGGCGTGCAACCCGAACGACCCGCCCAAGGCCATCGCCGTCTTGCAGGCCTACGTCCGCAAGGTGCGGGAAAAACTCAGCGGCCATGACGAAGCGCAAGCCTAAGCCCAGGCGCAAGCCGATGCCTAAGCCGACGCGACCGCACAAGGACAAGCGCCGCAAGTGGTCGGAGGTTTCCAAGGACCTTTATCGTCTGCTCAAGGAGGCAGGCCTCTATGACTAAGGACGAGCTGCTCGCCATCGGCCGCGAATCCCTGACGCCGCCTGACAACGCCGACCCGGTGAAGTGGCTGGCGAGGAACATCACCCGCGTCCCTGCCGGTGCGTTCGCCGGCGGATACAACCCGAGCCGCTGGCCGTGGATCGCGGAGAGCCTGCGCTTGTTCCTCGACCCATCGACGCGCACGATGGTGGACCTGTGGTCGATTCAGACGGGAAAGACTTTGAAGGCCCGACTGGCAGCCACCTACCTGATGGCGAACGACCGAGGGAATATGGTCATCTACATGGACAACCAGGTCAACGCGGCGGACTTCACTATCCGTTACCTGCGGCCGATGTTCAACATGGTCGAGGACGTGCGTCGGCACATCTCACCGGCGGACAATCCGAAGAGCGACATCATCGACTTCGCGGACGGGACGATCGTCTACAACAACTCGGCCACGACGGAGAAGGACTTGCAGCGCATCTCGACGCGGTACGTCATCGGCGACGAAATCTGGCTATGGAAGAAAGGGGCGGTGGCGCAGTCGATGGCCCGAACCAAGGCATACGAATGGACGGCCAAGAAACTCTACCTGTCGCAGGCCGGCATGGTGGGCGACGACCTCGACAACATCTGGGGGATGACGACTCAACACGAGTGGAACATGGTGTGCCCCCTATGCTCCAAGCTCCAGCCCTGGGACTGGAGTTTCGTAAGGTTCCCCGAGCAGGCCAAAAGCCCTGCCGGCTGGAACCACCTGATGGTCGAGAAGAACACAACCTACGAATGCTCGGGCTGTAAGGCCCACCTGCCCGATACTAACGAGACGCGCATCGCCTGCAACGCCGTGGAAAACGGCGCGCAGTTCGTCCAGATGGCGCAACCTCAGAAGACCGGGTGGGTCGGGACGCACGTCAACGCCTTGGCCTCTACGAGCTGGGGCTCATTGGCCGTGGACATGATCAAGAGTAAGGAGGCCTCCGAAGCCTACGGCGACGAGGAGGGCAGGAAGATTTTCAAGACCAAGTATCTGGCCATCCCCTGGAGCGACGACGGCGGAGCGATGGTGGTCTCGACCGAATCCTCGGACTACGCGATGGCGGACGACTGGGAGGCCGAGGCGGTCATCACGCCGGCGGGCAAGGTGGTCGACCGCGAGGGAGCGCCGAACGGGAGCATCCCTTTCCGCGTCGTAGGAATCGACGTCCAGCGTGGACACTTCTATGCGGTCTGCCGAAGGTTCGCGAAGTCAGGCCATAGCCGCCTGATGGCGTTTGAGAAGCTGGAGACGTGGCAGGACCTGGACGACTTCGTCAAGAAGACGGGGACGCATAAGGCCATGGTGATGGTGGACTCGGGAGACCAGTCCCAACTCGTCTATCAGCAGACGGCCGTGCGCGGCTGGAAGTGCTCCAAGGGTTCAGGCGCTGAGACGTTCGCCGTGGGCGACCGGGACGGGAACACCGTCCGCCGATTTTATTCGGAGAAGCAGGCCATCCTTGTGCCAGGGACGACGGCGCGCGCGTGGCTCATTTCGTTCTCGAACGTCCAGGCCAAGGATTTGCTCCACGGCCTGAGGTCGAGAAAGGTCTTCGGATTCGCCCGTGACGCATCCCCTGAATACGTCGAGCAGCTGAACGCCGAGGTCCGCGTCCGCGATCGTCGCACGGGCAAGGCGACTTGGATTCTCCCCCAGGGGAAGCGGGACAACCACGCCCTAGACTGCGAAATCCTTTGCCTGCTGGTCGCCGTCCGTTGGGGCGTCGTCGGCCGAGAAGCAACCGCGGACGACTTGCAACCTGGGGAAGGTCGGTCAACATGACGACAAGAGGAACGGTTCCGAAGCGTCGTAGGATGTGCGCCTGCGGAGGCATAGGGTCGGGGCCGTTCCTCCCCTCCGTTGCCTAACCCCGCAGATTTATGCAAGGACTGTTCATCGGACTTTCGGAAGACGAGCTGCTGGCAATCAAGGCCAAGGCAGTCTCGATGATCATGGAGGGCAAGGTCCTCATGTCCTACGCCGACTCCGGGTCGTCTTCTACGAAGCAGTTCGCCTTGCCCCCCAAGGAGATGCTTGCCGAGGCCATGGGGGCGCTCAGTTTGCTGGACAGTGCCAAGTATGGTCGTCGTCGGAATGTGATTAACACCCGCTACGACAACCGTAACAACGACTCTCAATATGGCCTCTAAGTCTCCGAAGAAGAAACCCGGCAAGCCTGTCATCAAGGCGCCGAAGAAGCCGGCCCTCGCGGGCGGCGCCGTGCCTAAGCAGCAGGCCTACACCGAGAGCGGTTCGTCCTATCCGCAGACTCCCCGATGGGAGAGCGTGACGCAGAGCAACGCCCGCCAGATTCTTTACATGGGAGCCAACGTGGACTCCCGCCGCGACCTACGTTCCCGCGATCGGAACGTGATGGTCAAGAAGTGCCGGTACGCCGAACGCAACTACGGGCTGTATAACCAAATCTTGAACGACATGGTCTTGTACACTTCGGGGGATGGTATCCGCCCGCAGTCCCACGCAAGCACCCCTGAGGCCGCCAGGACTTACGAAGAATACTTTGCCGAACACTCCAAGCGTATCGACGTAACGAACCGATTCTCTTTTGCCCAGTGCCAGGGGATGCTCGTCCGTGCGCTCATCCGTGACGGCGAGTGCTTTGCGGCCAAGGTTCGCAACGCTCGCGGCGAGGCAAAAATACAAATCATCGAAACGCACCGCGTGGGCGATCCTGCCGACCGAGACATCCCTGACCGTACTTGGGACGGCGTGCAGTTCGGCGACTTCGCCGAGATCGTCGGCTATTGGGTCTACCGCTCAGACGGCT